CCAAAAGGCTGGATCGTGCGAAATCGATACTGAAAAAGCTGCTGATGTTCCAGATCATGATGTTTGGTTGTTTGATATTTCCCGCCAACTAGTTGATGTTGGGGGTAACACTTCGACTCAAGTTTATATCGAAAAAGCGGTTGATCTTAAGACTATGACTCAAACTATGCATAATTTGTTTATAACATACTTAACCAACCAAACTCGTGCGGCTGAAGCCATAGATAAAATGGATCCCAAAATATACTTAGAAAGTCTCGATGTGAGTGGTTTTATGTTTAAATATTGGCCCGTAGTGTCAAGTTTCTGCATGAACTATCGAGTATTCGGAGTAAGTTTTATATTACATGAAGCCTTATTTTGGTATCACCAAAATGTCACTATCGCATTATACGGTAACTTAATTTTTATGTTTGCTTGGTTAGTGTTTACCTTTTGCGATGCATTCTATCTTTTGAGAGAACGAATTAGCCTGTTTCACTGGTATAATATCACAATAACCAATATGTATACCGATCGTTACGCTCTAGGAATATTCTTCATCTTCTTCTTCTTCTTCGAATGCATGTTCACACACTCTTCAGCAATCTTCCTGTCTTATTTAGATATTTACCATGATTTGAATCCTATGGAGTGTAGCGTGTTTTGTATGTTAGTAGCCGGATGGATATCGTATGAGACACGACATGCTGCTCACACGTTTGAATCATTCCATTCTCACTCGATCGTGCGAGCTGAGTCCAAGCTTACCAACTTGTATTGGCGCTATAACGTTTTGATATTCGCTCAGTTGTACATCGGTTTGTCGGCTTTATGTGTGCATTGTGAGTGGTATATTACTGCTATTATCTTTGCACTCGCAGCAATGTCCGAAATGTCATCTCACTCCCCTGACTTTCACTTTTACTTCACCATCGTGTTTATGCGTCCTACTTCCATTGTTTATAGAATTGTTCAGTGGAAAGAAGATATTTTTAGAATTATTACAACCATGAAATTCTTCTCTTTAATCTTATTTAATGGATTTCTTATTGCTCTATTGCTACCTTTTATCGTAATATTGGGACTTTGTGGAAATTCTTTGACTTCCAGTTTCAAGCTTTACAAGTTGGGCCAATCAATGCATAACCGCAAGTTAGACTGTCGCTATTTTTGGTATTGTGCAAAATACGTTTGGTTTCCCGTCGCGGAAAAGCCAGTATTAGTTCCTGCAAAGCACGTCAACTACTATGACGCATTAACTATAGCTGCCGGAGTTATTTCAGCTTTTGCATTATCCTTAAATATCGCAAATCGCTTCAAGTTAAATAGTCTAGATAAAAAGATGAAAGCATTTAATTACACATTTAGAAAAGGAATGGAGGAAGTGCATCAACCAACAGTAAATACTGAATCAAAAGTTGAAGCGCGCTTGCCTGAAACTGATGAGATGGAAATCAAACTTGGATGTGCAGTGCCTCCAAAGAGAACCAATAAGAATATTGAATGGGAAGTATTGCAATTTACTCAAAATCGTCCTACTCCACAAATGCTGAATGAACGTCCTGCTGTTCAAAACGCTATTAATCGCAATTTGCGTTATGTCTCTGTAACAAATGGAAACTCGTCCTTCAACACTCACATCTTAGGTATTAAATCAAACGTAGCTATTGTCAATCGTCATGTTTTACGCCAAAAACTTGACGGATCTCCCACTACTTGGACTTTCACTGTCGTTACCCGTGATATTAAGAGCGTGCATGTAGCTGATGCCAATTCCCTCACTTATATCCATGGTGATTTAATGCTAGTTACCCTATCCGGACTGAAATTTAAAGATATTACTGCTTATTTTCCCACCAAACCAGTCGACTTTACACTAGGCGTGAAATCTTTTATTAATGATGAGTCAACCACTGCTTATAAAACACCAGATGTTGAAGCCTTAAACGGAGATAGAAAGTTTAAATTAACGGACATAGTGAAATATTCTTATATTACTCACGGG